CACAGCGTCGTATTGCTGAACAGCGTGGACGTGAACTATCTGCATCAGGTCAATTTATGCAGCTAGGTCAGGTAGCACCAGCACAACAGCAACGTGAACTAACAGCACTAGAAGCTGTAGGTGCACAACGTCAAGCACAATCACAGCGTGGCCTTGATATTGCTCGTTCTGAATTTGAACGTGAACAGCTTTTCCCTGAACAAACACTACAACAGTATCAGTCTGTTATTCGTGGTTTTCCTCTTGCACCTACTACTTATCAAACAAGTCAAACAACAACTCCTGCACCTAGTTACCTACAACAAGCTGCTGGTCTAGGTGGTTTAGGTTTAGGTGTTGCTAGTGCTTTTGGCGCGTTTAGTGGTGGTAAAGCAAAAGGTGGTCTTGTTAGCCGTATGGGAGGTGGACAAGTAGATCAAAATAGTGGTCTAGGTTCTATTGTTGTTAAACGTCAAGCAGGTTCTACTGTAGGTGATTTAAAAAATATTCCTCTTAACGAACTTAGAAGAATGCGTGATAAGGCTAGAATGGCGGGGGATGAAAGAGTAGATGATTTAGAAGAAGAAATTAAAAGAAGGTTTAGAAAAGATAAAGAACCTGAAGCACCTAAACCTGTTACTGCTCCGGTCGTTAGCCCTAAACAACCTTCTGTAGCTGCTGTTGGTGATGATATAGGTTCTGTTCCTTCTTCTCCAGTGGTTAGTCAAAATATTACATCACCAACTAAAATTCTTAAAGACGTTCAAACTTCTCTTTTTACTGGTTTACTAAATAAACCAAAGGAAAAAGAATATGAGAAAAAGTTTTCTGAATATGCAGAAGCTAAAAGAAAATATATTGAAGATGTTAAATCAGATAAACCTACAGATATAGCTTTAGCTTTTTCAAAAGGTTTATTAAATTATGCTGCTGCTGATACTTCATTAACAGAACCTCAAAAATTAGCCACAGCTTTTGCTGATCTTCCAAAAAATATTAAAGAAATAGAAAAAGATCAAAGAGCCTTAACACTAGAAGCTGCAGGACTAGATATTGAAGAAGCTAAATTTATGGCTGAACAAGAAAGTAAAGACCTTGAAACTAAAGCTTCTATTTATAAAATATTAACTAAAGATGCTTTAACTAAAAAAGATAAAGCAGCGATTGCTTTAGATATTACTAAAACTGTAGAGACTATGCAAGAAATAACAAATCCTAAATCTTTAGAAAAGTTTATAGATGATCCTGATTTTCCTGAACAAGTTAAAGAAGCTGCAAAACTTAGAAAAGACTTTATTATTAAAAATCCTGAATTAATTAAAGAGCAAACTGCTGGTAAAGCAAGAGTACGAATTACGGGAAATAGATAATTATGGCAGAGCCTCAATTAACTTTTGATCAGGCTTTACAAGATAAAGACTTAATTGATTCTATGTATTTTTCTCTTATTGGTTTAGGAGAGAAAAATGTAGAATATGATCCAGAAACTATTCTTAATACCTTTCTTACTAAGAAAAGGTATGGGGATGTTAATATCTTTTCAACTGTAAATCAGTTACAAGATGTAAAAGGTATGGATCAAGATACTAAAGATATGTTTGCTTTTGCTTTGCAAGAGACAGAAAAACTTCCGTCAATCTTTAGTTCTGGTAGTGCTGGTACAGCTTCTGCTATACGTGACTACTTACTTGCAGGTATTACTGATCCTACAAATTTATTGTCTGCTGTAGCTGGTGCATTTACTTTAGGTTCTGGCGGTGCTGCTATTTTAGGTGCAAAGGAAGCTGCAAAAGCTGGTATAGGACAATTACTAAAAGCTAAAGCAAGAGCAGCAATTAGTAAACCTGTTCTAAAAAGTTTAGCTGTTGAAGGAACTGTTGCTGGCGTAGGAGGAGGTACGCAAGCTAAGTTAAAACAAGATATAGAACAAGAAGTAGGTCTTCGTAAACAAGGCGACTATGATATAGAAGATATTGCTCTTCAAGGAATATTAGAAGGAACTATTTCTCCTATTGCTGGTATTGCAGGTAACATAACAGGTTCTTTAGCAAAAGAAGGTGTAAAAGGAGGAGCTAGAACAGTTGCTTCTATTTTTGGTGATACTTCAAGCATAGATGCAGCAGCAGCTATGACTAAAAAGTATTTTCTACCTACCGCTGGAATAGATGATGTTACTCGTCGTTTATCAGAAAGACGTATAGGACAAGTAGCTTCTGTTAAAGAACAGGCACAAGAATTAGGTGAACAGTTTTCTACTTTATCACAAAGAGTATTAGGTGATTTACCTGAACAAGATAGAGTAAAACTTTTAAATGATCTTTTAGAAAATAAAGCAGAGGCACGTCAAGCAGTAGCTGCACGTAGTCCAGAACTTATTCAAACTGTAGATGATTTTTATGCTCTTAAAGATCAAGCATATACTCTTGGTAAACAATCTCTCTTATCTGAAAAGACTAAAGGTATCTTTGAAAAAGATAATGCTAACTATATTCGTAATGTAGCAGAAGGATATACTGCTGTAAAGAGAAAAAGTTTTAATAAATTTTTAAAACAAAACGATAATATTCTAAACGAATATAAAGACGATATAATTCAAAATGTTCGTACTGCTTCTGAGATAGGAGATAGAGCAGCACAGGATGCTTTAGATTCTGGAATGACAATGCGTCAAGCAACAGCAGCAGGAAGAAAAGCAGAATCAGAAGCTATTAATCCTGCATATCTCGGCATTGCTCAAAAATTTATGTCTCGTAATGATCAGACAGGTCAGTGGGATATTCTTCTTCCTGATGAACAAGTAAATAAAATTATTAGGCAAGAAGCTAAAAAACTTTATACACCATCTGTTATTAAGAAACAAGAAACTGGTGCATTTAAACAGCGGCAAGAAGTTCCTGAAGTTGTAAAAAAACTCATTGGCTATAACAATAGACCGGCACTACGTATTGCAGAAACTATTAATGGTATTGTAGACACAGCATCTAAAACTTCACTAGCTGGTGATATTGTAGCAGACGCTTCTCGTCTTAATATAGGAGGTGTATTTAAAGACCAAGCAACTGCTAGTAGTTCTTTAGGAACAGATGTTGTTAGATTGGTAGGAAGCAAAGAATCACCATTCAATTTACCAGAACAGTATATTGATGACACTTTAAAAAACTCTTGGGTTAGTAAAGAATATGCTGGTCAGTTAAAAGAACTATTTGATGATACACCCTTTGCTGCTGGGGCTATTGAAAAATTTGGTGGTGATCTTCTTGGTCCTATTTTAGCAAATGGATATAGAAATGTATTAGCTGGTCAAAACTTTGCCAAAGCAGGTAAAACTATTTATTCACCTATTGCTTTTGTTCGAAATGCTATAGGTGCAGTAGGTTATACATGGGCAAGTGGTAATCCTTTAGGAATTGCTTCAGCAGTTAAAACATGGAAATTTAGTCCTAAAGATCAAAGAGTAGCCCTTTGGAAAGAGTTTGAAGATTTAGGTCTTAAAGGTTCTAATATTGATCTAAACCAAGTTCTTCGTAGATTTGGAGATATTACCAGTGCCTCTGATCCATCTAATGCTTGGCAAAGTGCTTTGTATTTAGGAAAACCGGGTAAAATAGCTAGAAAATGGTATCAAGGTACAGACGATCTTGGTAAATTTTCTGTATATTTAAATGAAAAAAGAGTTGCAAATAACGTATTTAATAATCTTACTCCAGATCAACAACAAGCTAAATTAGCTAGATTTGCTGAAGAATATCAAATTGATCCTGCTGTTGTAACTAAAGAAGATTACATAAAAGAAGTAGCAGCTAAAAATACAGCTAATATAACTCCTTTGTATGGACGTATCTCTCCTATATTTGAACGGCTAAGAACTGTTCCAGTTATAGGTTCATTCGTTGCTTACCCTGCTGAACGTCTTCGTAATACTTATAACATTCTAAAGCTTGGAACAGATGAGTTACGTGAAGGTTTTGAATTAGGTAATAAAACTCTGCAACGACAAGGAATGGCTAGATTAGCTAACTGGTATGCTGCACAAGGTTCTATGTATGCAGGAGCATATGCTGTCAATGAATATACTGGATTAGCAGATAATCTAGAAGAAATAAGATCAGCATTTTTACCAGACTTTAAAAAGGATAATGCTCTTCTTATTACTGGTAAAAATCAATATGGTTTACCAAAATTTATTGATTTAAGTTATATTCATCCTGATTCTAACTTCTTAGGGGCTATTGTTCCTATGATGTTAAAAGCTTCTCGTGGTGAAGATGTTTCTAAAGATTTAGATAAACAGCTTCTTGAATCAGGCACACGTCTTCTAGAACCTTATGTAAGTAAAAGCTTAGTTTTTGATGCCGCTGAGAGTTTAAAAAACTTTGCTGAAACTGGAGATGTAGGTACTCTTGGAGGGGCTGTAAAAGCACTTGAACCGGGATATATTAAGATTGTTAGAGATATGGCAATGGATGCTGGTGCCTTTGAAAAATTTGGATCAACAGGTTATGATATAGAAACATTCTTTGAGCCTAGAAGATTTGGCGAAGTTGTTGAAAGAGGAGAAGATTTTGCAGATGTTCTTGCAAAAAACTCTCTTCTTTATCCCGGCTTGAGAGAAGAGTCAATTGATCCTCGTAAGGCTATAGGCTTTGCTCTTAATAACCTAAAAAGAAATAACAAAGAAAATTGGAATGATTTTAGTAAAGATTTAACTAATAAACTTATTGATCCTTCAGGACAGTTTAATCTTGTCTCAATACTTAAAGAATATTCTAAACAACTAGATTCTCAGTTTGAAGCACAAAAAGGATTATCTAAACTTCTTACAGATATGGAAGCAGTTATACCTAGAACTGAATTATTTAAAATACTTAAATCTAAAAGTTTAAGAGGGGTAACACCTTCTTCAAAAGATTTAAAATCATTTCTTAATAATAAATCAATTCCTATTGTTTTATCTAGAAATAATCAATTTTGGTCAGGGATAAGAAAAGATTTATTAATAAAAACAGGTATAGAATACGGTTCAGAACTAACTGAATTACGAAATTATTTTCGTGAAGTAGAAAAGTATTATATGTCTAGAGATTTATCTAAAGATTTACCGGGAATAGAAATAAAGGAAGAATAAAATGCCTGAAACATCAATGATATGGAATTTGCTTTTAAGCATAGCCGCTGGCTCTATTGTCTGGTGGATTAGAGGCATTAACTCTAAGATAGATGATCTTTATAGTCTTGTTAATAAAACAAGAGAAAGCATTGCTCGTGAATATGCACTAAAGTCTGAAGTAGATAAAGACCTTCAGAAAATTTTAGATCGGTTTGATCGTCTAGAAAATAAACTAGATACAATGATTACTAAAATTATATCAGAACATAAATAATATATAGGATTACATATAAATGGCTATACCTTCTTCAATTACAAGATTTGGTAAGACAGAACCATTTGAATTACAAGTTGTTCGCAATCAAATAGAAAACCATAAAACAGTTTTCAAGTTTGGCTTTAATCCAGACGTAAACGGTACAGAAGAAACTATCTGGGATGTAGGGGGTATTTACGCCTATCCTAGTTCTGCCGTTGCTATGACTGTAACAACAGATGCTGTTACACCAGCAAACGATAATGGTGTAAAGGTAATAGTCTTTGGTTTGGATGAAGATTACAATGAAGTTAATGAAGAAGTAACTCTTGCTGGTTCTGGTACAGCCACTACGACACAAACATTTATCCGTGTCTTTCGTGCTTATGTTAGCGGATCACAAGCACCTACTGGCAACCTGAACATCACCAACGGTGGTACGACATATGCTCGTATTACTCTTGGTGAGAATCAGACGCTTATGGCTATGTGGACTGTTCCTGCTGGGTACACAGGATTTTTAGATCATGTCAACATTGCTACAGGCACGACAAATGCTAACCAGTACGTCACTGCTCAAATTGTTCAACGTACACAGGGTGGTGTGTTTCGAGTTATGATGAAACAGACCCTTGGTTCTGGTGGCGTTGCTGATTTTATTCTACGTTATCCTATTGCGGTATCTGAAAAAACAGATTTAGAAGTTAGAGCAATATCTTCTGGATCAAATAACCTTATTTCTGCAAACTTTTCTATGGTATATATAAAAAATAGTTCTGTAGATACTAACAACTATTCGCCATAGACATGCACAAAGATACTATAAAAACTATAGCAATAGGTCTGCTTCCTGTGTTGTTAAGTATTATAGGTTATTTGTTTCAAGAGTCAATGGTTTTAAAAGATAAAATAGCGATACTAGAGCAGAAAATGTCAATTCTAGTGGACATGGATAATCAGATTATTCCAAGTCCTAACAACTCTATAGAGAGATTAAAGTTAAAAGAAGAAATGCTGCATACCACTACTCAATTAGATAAGAGATTGTCTATAATGGAACATCACGTATTTAAAATGATAGGTGGTACTAAACATTAAGTTAAGCAGAAGGGGAAAGGCTTAACATTGAGAAGGGTCTTCAGAGTTATTTTCTGTAGACCCTTCTTCATTTAGATGTTCTAGTTCTTCTTCTAACTCACTAGCTTCTTCCAACAATTCTTCCATCTCTTCTTCTTGTTCATGGAACCAAGAACAGCTTGTGAAAAGCTTAATGGTTCTTTCTTCACCCAACAATTCGAGACTATTGATAATATCTTTTTCCAACTCCTCAATAGTCTGAGGTGCATCTTCCTCCGTAGGAGAACGTAACCTACTAAGAAGTTCAAGTGCTTTAAGGGCAGAGTTTGTATGGTTGTTGTTAGTCGCATACGTATATTGCTTTTCAATTTCAGCCACATAGTCAATGGATGTTTCCATTTCCTTTTCAAGGTCTTCAATCCTTTCTTTTACAGAAGCAATTTTTAACAGTCTGCTACCTTGGTTGTGTGCAGACCTGCCAGAGTATCCAGCAGCTTTAGCAGCCTCAGTAGCATTACGATACATTACGTATGCTTGAGCAAACTTCTCTTGCTTTTCGTTTAACTGTTCTGACATTTATTTAAGAAGTTCTCTGAAGTTAATTTTGTCAGCATGAAAAGTATCTTTGAATACTTCAGATACCAGTGTACCTTCACCATATAGTGTCAGGTTCATATCAATGTCTTTATTACTAAATAGACGTTCACAATCCTGTGCCATAGCAAGCAACTCACCTGTAGTCCAGAAGTTTACACCGTTTGTTTCAACTTTTAGATACTTCTTCTTACCGTCTTCTGTCTCTTCTTTTTCCATTTCTGGTGTAACATTAGGAATATTACAATCAAATCCAAATAGATGAAAGTTTCTAAATCCTAGAATATGTGACATTCCAATTGCTCGCATAGCTGAACAAGTACCACCAGTTACAAAGGTTGTATCAGGAGAGATATTAGCACGTTTATCAACCTTCCACTTACCTTGTGCTGCCTGTTGTACAGCTTCAGAAAAAGCATGCCAACCATATACCTGATCTGTCTTATCAAGCAAGTATTTTGTTACACTAACATCTGTCATTGAAGCTACAAGAAACTTGGTTTTATTGTCAATAAGATTGAATAAATCTTTACGAACAATACCATGTGTAGACACACCATCAATAGGACGTGGATCAAGAATGACACAAGCATAAGGATCAATGTTATTCTGTAACAGTTTAGGGTAAGAATGTTTTACACAGAATACTGTACCCTTTGTTTCGTTAATTACATGTTTTAACTCCATATAATTAATAGAAGGACCAGCAGAAACAATAATAGCATGTTCCCCATTTGGTTTACATGTCTTTACAAAATCCCACTTGTCAATCAGTTCTACATTCTCATTGATGCTGTCAATGATATATTCCTTTGGCATTGAATCGCGTGGACGAACAACAATTGGAACCTTAGTAAGTGATTGAGGTACTGGAGGTAGGCCATCCTTCTGTAGCAGAAGAGCAAGGTGAGTAATACCACCACCTTTTACTCTGTCCTGTGAAGGTAGAACAATACAACGTCCTTCCTTTAGTGTATCGTTAAAGGAGTCTACAAGACGGTTTGTTCCAAGGTATTCGTCACCTAGAATATTACCATCAATATCTTTAGTAAAGTAATCGTCAAAAACAATAACATCACAATGCTTTAGATTTTCGTAATCGCTAATTACTGTTTCTTCCGAATGTCCACCATCAATATAAGCAAAATTCGCTTTAGCAATGCTTTCCTTAGCATTAACCAGTGTTTCTTTACTGTCACCTTTATGTAGTTCAAAGGTAAAATCTTTACCCTTTTCTTTCATCTTATCAGCAAACTGCTGTAGACGATTATCTACAGCTTTAATAGAATTATGAGCCTTGCTGTTTAGTTCGTACTTATCTAGTTCTTCATTAGCTTCTTCAAACAAATCAAAGCCAATATAGTGTACCTTATCTTTTGTTTCAAAGGAAGCTAGAGACATTTCTATAGCACGTCCACCATTCCATGTACCAACTTCTACAATTGTTTCACTGCCATATGTACGAACAAGATCAGCAAGCTGACGGTAACGAGGTAGTTTAACATCAGGTGCTACTTCAGTATCCGATAGATTATTTTTCAGATTACCTTTGAAGTGTGTCATGTACCGAGATAGAGGTGAATTTTGAAAAGCAGATAGGCCATTAACATCAGGAGTTAGATTGTGTACCCGCATACCATGTGCAGTATAAATCTTTAGTAGACGTTCAAAGATAAAGCCATCGTGCCATTCACGATAAGAAACAACCTCACCAATATCATAACAACCCCTTAGATCAGCAATCATATAGATAGGGGAATCATAATTAAGATTAAAACCCATAAAGGATGTTTCACTATAGTCTACATCTTTACGACCTAGATGTACCAATTCAGACTTTGCCGGTAGTATTGATTCTAGTTTGCTCTGTGATAAAGGTTTAGTAGTTACAGTATCTGCATCAAGCCAGCATAGCCAACCTGCTTGTGCTTCTTCATCTGCAATTTCAAGGGCATATGTAGTTAGAGCATAAATCTTATGACACCACTTGATAGCATCCATACGCCAGTTATAAGCTACTGTACCATTGGCTGTGCCATCGTATGCTTTCATACGTTCACGATAATCTAACATATCCTGAACATCATTTAGGTTACGATATTCAATGTTAGCTGCTTGAGGAAATGAAGCTACTACATCCTTATCACAGTCATGGTAATAGGCTGTTAGGTGTAGGTCTTTATACCAATTATCAACGACAGACTCAAGCATGTTCTTGGCATACCGTTCATAGCCATCTTGGCTAAATGAAGTTACAAAACGAATCATTATTTATCCTTTAACTACTGTACTAAAAAAATCACGCCATTCATCTGCGTATTTATTATCTATATCTCTCTTACCAATCCACTCAGGGTACACAGGACCACCTGTGGTGAAGTGTATATTCTTAGGAATCAGGTCTTCTGGAGATGTTCCATCAAGCCAATTCCATTCTTCTTCAATTCTTCCAATAGGATAAATATCCATCCATTCAAAAGCATGTAACCAACCTCCACTTTTGGTATTTACATCACCTATAGTTAATTGTTTCATCCAAGGATGGTCACAGTTCCAAAGGACAAAAGAAGACCAGTTCTTTCTATTATAGATAGTTTGTACTACACCATCCATCTTTGTCCTTTCTGTAGGTACGTGCATATGCTGTACACAGCTTATTGCATTATCCTTGTCTGATCCATATACATCAAATATTTCTGTAATATCAGAAGTAACAAACATATCTGCATCCATGAACAAAGCAAGACCAGACATTTGATTTAGAAATGGTACGAGAAAACGAGTAAAACTAAACTCAGTAGAGAAGGGTTTGCTATCAAAAACATCTACCCTATTTCCATCTTTATCTATGTTTGGACTACGCCAATATAAACCTGCACGACGAACCTCAGTCTGTACAATAGGGACAATATTGTAAGTATCTGTGGTATTCATACGAATAGATTTATCTAGTACGCGAACATAGTCATGTTCACGAGGATCATAGCCGATGTAAATAGTTGGAAGTTTATTGATAGGCAAACCCTTACTCCTTCTTATTATTCTATATCTATTGTTCTTGGTTTTTGTTCTTCAGGTATTTCCTTTTCAATTACCAGATTAAGCATACCATTCTCCATCTTACAAGATACTACACGCATATGATCTGCAAGATAAAAAACACGACGAAAACCTCTTTTAGCTATGCCTTTAAAAGCATAGTTAGTATCTTTTTCAGATTCGTCAGGCTTCTTAACGCTTTTAATTGTAAGGATATTAGGTGCTACTTCAACTTCCACATCTTCTTTACTGAAACCAGCTAGAGCCATTTCAATAATATATTGATTATCTTTCTTGTGAATGTTGTGAGGAGGGTAAGCACCACTGTTTGATACGGCTTGTGCTACATAATTTAGAGGTTCAAAGTACTTATCTACATCAAGCATAAAGTTACGCATACGATCAAACTGTGGGGATACTGTGATTACGTTCATTGTGTATTCCTTTCTTTTAGCAAATACAAATAAAAAAGAGGATAGTCCTATTTCTAGCAACTATCCTCATTATTATATAGCGTAAGATTTATTGTGTCAACAATTATTTTATCTAAATGGTGGTCCTCTAAACCAACAAGTCAAAGACTTTTTATGTCCCTTAATAACTGGTGTAACTCTGTGATGCAGGAAGGATGGAAAGACAAGAATACTTCCTGTTCTTTTCATTCCTTTAACAGTGATGTATCTTTTCTTCATCTTAGGACTACCCCACCGTTCTATCTGAAAGTTACCTCCCTCATAATTATCGTTAAGATTAATTGTAATAGTAAGTTTTCTAACTACTGGATCGTAGTCTTCCTCAACTCCAATGTCTACATGCCAATCGTAAAACTGTCCTTGATCATATATAGATAACTGAGGTGTTTCATAGACACCAACATCAAAGTTCCAACCACAATCTTCATTGGCCTTCAATGTATATATTTGAAGTAGTTCTATAATATCAGGATTATTTATCCAAGATACATTATTATTTCGTGCTTCTTTTTTAAACTCAGAAGAACCATCGACATGAACAGCAGCTTCTTCTCTATCTAAAGATTCAGCTAAAGATATAACATGCTTACAAAAATCTTCTGGAAGTTCTTCTTGAAATATCTTGAATGGATATGGAAACATTAAGTCCTTCGTCTTGTCTTCATCGATTTATCAGGATTACGTGCAAATGAACTATTCTTACGTCCATCTCTTACACGTAGATTACTACGCTTGTTGCTGCCGCCTTTGCTGAGAGGCTTCTTATGGTCTACATGCTTACCATCGCCTTTCTTTACCAACCCTTCACGCATAAGCATACGACGTGCTTTGTTACGTGCGACACGTTTAGCAATATTTTTTGGTTTACTTTTTGTTACTTCATTCTCACGTTTATAATCTCTAGCCATCTACTTCTCCCAAAGTATTATCATTAATTTTTTTAATAATAGATTTTAGTATGTCACTTCCAGTGGTTGTGAATAAGTTGGGAAAGATAGAATGAACGACAAGACACATAACAGCACAAATCAAAGACAATGATATACTGTTAGCAAACTTAAAGTGCTGCCAGTAAGTAATCTTAGCTTCTTGTAAATGTTTTTTAGCTTGCCCAAACATCAGACCAGTTCCCCGATAAAGCACCTTTAGCATAATCTGTAGCACGGTTCTCAAAGAAGTTAGTGTGCGTAGGTGCGTTGATCATAGTCTCTACCCAAGGTAGAGGATTATTCTTAACTTTATAAATGCCTTTCATGCCCATAGAAATAAGACGACGATCAGCAATATACCGAATGTATTCTTTAACTTCGTAGTCTCTTAGTCCTTCTACCTTACCCATCTGAAAGGCTAGGTCAACAAACTTATCTTCCAAATCAACCATAGCTGTAGCAGTAGAATAAATCTCTGACTTTGTTTTGTCGTTCCAAACATCACGATTTTCTTCTACGTATGTACGGAACAGCTTGATCATCCCTTCAGCATGTTGTGTCTCATCTACAATAGACCATGTGACGATCTGACCCATACCCTTCATTTTACCATGACGTGGGAAGTTTAACAACATAATGAAGGAGGAGAATAGTGCAAGACCCTCTGTAAATGCAGAAATAGCTGCAATCTTCAGAGGTATTGGAGCATCACTAGATACTTTATCAAGGAAGTATTCATGCTTATCTTTCATTGCTTCATACTCTAGAAACTCATTGTATGTAGTCTCCGGCATACCGAGAGACTCAATGAGGTGAGAGTAAGCAGCAACATGAAGTGCCTCACGTGCAGCAAAGCTTGTCAGCATCATACGTACTTCAGGCTGTGGAAAGTGTGGTAGGTAGTTGTCTACATAACCACCAGCTACATCAATGTCTGACTGTGTAAAGAAACGAAAGATGTTGGTAAGAAAGTACTTCTCTTCTGTAGAGAGGTTAGTCTTCCAATCCTTTACATCCTCTAGCATAGGAACTTCTGTATGCAGCCAGTGAGACTGTTCATGCTTTAGCCATGCGTCGTATGCCCACGGATAGTGGAAAGGCTTGAAGTAGTTCCGTTGATCTTGAAGTTTAAGCTTTGCAGTCATAGTTTATTCTTCAACCTTCTTATAAATAAAAGAGCCAAAATATTTTATTACTTCATTTTTCCATTCTTCAAATTCTGATTCAAGCCGAATATATTTTAATACAGTTGCTATCTCTTTTTTAGGAGCATTATCTGTATGAAAACAATCTTCCAGATATTCTACTGTTATGTCTGTAGTTTGATCTTCTGATAATCTAATCTCGTATAACATTATTTATCCCTCACAAGCTAGACATTCTTCACCAGAGGCTAGTGCCTCCATATCAATCTCTTGAATGATCTGCCTCTCAATCTTACGAGATACACGATCAGCTTTACCAATCTTCTCTGACCGACAATAGTACATGGTCTTTAGTCCCTTCTTCCAAGCTAGGAAGTGTATCGCATGTAGATAACTAATGTCAACATCAGGACGAAAGAAAACATTCAGCGATTGTGCTTGGTCGATATACTGCTGACGATCTGCTGCATGTTCAATAACCCATCTCTGATCAATTTCCATTGACGTTTTATATAACTCTTTCTCGTAATCGTCAAGACAACGCAGATGCTGAACAGAACCATCGTTAGCAATAATTGAAGACCATATCTTGTCGTAACTAAGTTTATCGTCATTGCTACATTTTTCCTTGATCAGCTTATCTAGGAATTTATTCTTGTTTAGAAAAGCACCACTAATCGTATCCTGCCTGTAGGCGTTTGCTCTAAAAGGTTCGATTGAAGGGGAGGTATTTCCCATAATGATTGAACTACTAGCATTTGGTGCAATCGCCATAACGTGACTGCAACGTAGTCCTGTCCCTCTAGCGTCAGGTGCTTCACCCCTAACTTCTCCCAAAAGTCTGTTGGATTTGTCAAGTTCTGTTCGTATGTGCTTGAATACTCGCATATTGAGAGATTTAGCCATTGGGGATTCATAGGGTATTCCACGCTTCTGTAGCATTGCATGAAAACCCAAGGCTCCAACACCAACTGATCGTTCACGTTCTGCTGAGAACTTAGCACGACTGATGGAGTCAGGAGCATTGTTAATAAAAAGCTGTAGAACATTATCCAGCATTTCCAATACATCTGGAAGAAACTGTTTATCTTTAGACCAATCATCAAAATGCTCCAGATTAACTGAAGACAAACAGCAAACTGCTGTACGTTCTACTGATGTAGGAAGAATAATTTCTGAACATAGGTTTGATTGATGTACCTTTAATCCTTGTTGTTTTAACCAAGCAGGTAGCTGTTCATTGGAACGATCAATGAAGTGAAGATAAGGTTCACCAGTTTGCATTCTCATCTCTAGAATACGCTGCCACATCTCTTTAGCAGATGTAACATCACATACCTTCTTTGTATGTGGATCACGTAGTTCCCAAGTATCGTCTGCATTAGGATCAAGCATACATGCTTCTAAGACCTGCATAAACTTGTCACTAATATTAATACCGTGGTGCATATTCAAGCAACGGAAGTTCTGGTCCCCAGTAGGCTTACGCATCTCAAGGAATAGAACAATATCGGGATGGTCGATATCAAGATATGCAGCATATGATCCACGACGTGTCTTGCCCTGACGATAAGCCAGAGAAGAAGCATCGTACATCTTGAGGTGAGGCATAACACCAGTAGACTTATCATCTGATGACCGTATGCCAAAGCCAATACCAACCCCACCACCAAGCATAGATAGCCAGTTAGTCTCTGTAAGATTGTTGACTAGACCTTCTGCACTATCGTGGATATAGTTTAGATAACAAGATATAGGTAGTCCACGAGAAGACTTACCATAGGATAGAATAGGAGTAGAATAAGAAAGCCAGTGTTTGGACGAATAATCGTACAGCCGCTGTGCATGTTCCTGATTAGAAGAAAAACATTTAGATACATAAGCAAACCTCTCCTGCGGAGAAAGTTCATGATCCATCATGTAAGACTCTTTTAACCGTGCAATACCTAACTGATCAAATAAACTGTCTCTTTCTGGGTCGATGTTAATATTGTAGTTAGGCATTTGCATATCCTATTCTCCCGGTGGTGTTTGCTGATCGTGGACGTAAAGCATAATGATAGCATAGTGTATAATCTTCAGCAAGTCCTTACGGTTCTTGCCTTCCTTTTTACCGTAACGCTTCCAGTATTTCTGGATGTTACCCATGCAAAAACCTTCTGCATATCCTGCATCCACAATCGTATCGGTAGCCTGATACTTACTCTGAGCATAGTGCTGATTGTATGTGCTTAGAATATACTTATGAATTTCAATAAGATATTTATCTTCATCGAACTTATAGTCTTTTAGAGTAGGTATTTCTTTCATATATTCAAGAACCTGCTTGTCCATATTGAAGTTGTCCATCCATCTGTTAGGTTTCTTAGTCATAACTTAACACCGTGTTGATCCTCTTCCTTATATACTTAACTTCCTTGCTACGCAAGACCTTAAATGCAAAGCTTCGCATATCCACAGGAGATATACCTGCAAGGTCACATACGTCTACAAAGTCTTGGGATGTTACGCCTATTGAAGCAAAGAACCAAGCTTGTGCTGAACGTCTAGCCAGCTTTTCTTCTTCAGGTTCGCTTTGTGTTTCTGGTTTTGTTGCGTCTAGTAGTGCCTGTAGGATTACGCTTAGAAACAGTACTTTTTCTGGACTTGTTTCTTGGTTCTGTCCCAGAAGATACTCTACGTTTAGGAGAAACTTCTCTCCCTCTACTTGTCTTTCGTTGCTCATTAGCCCACTCTTCTATAATCTGATGATCAGAATTTTTACAGAAGAGGAAGTTATTTTTGATACACCAATCTGCATAAGTTGACTTACCTCCTTTATTTAATTTGTTATTAGGATTGTCGAAGACAAACCGAATATCCAGATCGGGATAAGCTTCTCTTATGAAGAGGTGTTTCTTTCTGTCTTCTAGTTTAAACCTTCCTTTTACTTCTAGTACAATACCATTTGGTAGAATAAAATCTGGAAGATATTTTTTGTATTCTATCCAAGTGTAGTTTATATAGTGAGGTTCAAAAGAATAACTGATGTTAAGACTGTCTAGTAAATCACCAGTTTTCTTTTCTGATCCTGATCTATATCTATTTGTCATTAGTTATTTCAGGTACGTTAGGAACCTTTCCAACCTTGACGAGATGCTTTGGGCCGTTGCTATACTGAAAAGTACGAATACCAGCACCATCATTAGCATCAGACCAACAAGTAAACTTATAGTCACAAAAGGAACAGCCAATATGAAGCTTATGATTACCTGAAGAACCATCAGGAACTGAATCATAACATTTCTCAGGGGGTGTGTCTTTTTCCAAGAAGCTTCTAATTTCATCTATTCTGTTCCCTGAATTGATTAGGTCCATGTCGTCAATAGGACAATAGCAAATCTCACCAGATGATTTATCAATAGCGACAAAGCCTACATTAGGATTGTTGTCTGCATCAGAGTATGCAGAAATTTGTGCGATATATCCGAAAGGATCGTCATGAAGAATAGAACCATCTTTAAACTTCTTGAAGCTGTAGGGAGAAGCTGATTTAAAATCAACTAGCACACCATCAATCGTAGCATCTTTGTGACCACGTACACCATTAGAAGTTAGTTCACCTTGTTCTTCTATAATGTTATGACCAGCTACCTTAGTGAATAGGATCAGTAGCTGTTCAAGAATATCTCCGTATAGAAACTTAATGAGAGTTGGAGCAGATAGTTGCTGCTTCTCTGCCCCATTCATCTCATACCAAATCTTTCTATCCTTATGACCAATAAGAGATAGACGCAAAGATGGTTCTCTAGGTTTACGAACCTCCGAGATAGCAGAGGCAACAGAACTGGCTACTGCTTCAGCAAAAGCGTCGAGGTGCTTCTTATCTACTTTTATTTCCTCGTCATTGGTAAATAGACCATAAATGTCTTCTATCAACGTATCAATTGACTTAGCCATGTTCTGTTGCCTCTTGTGTTAGCTACTAAGCAGCTTTTGACTGTACTGACGGGCTGGATAGTAGCTTGTACCGCGTATAAGACCCTTCAGGAGACTCAGCCTTAATTGCGGTAATTACATAACCCTTCTTACGAAGGCGTGAGATAGTCGCTGTTAGGTTCTCACACCATCCACGTTCGATTGCAGTCTTACGAGTAACTCGCATACCGCGACGAAGGGCTGATAGTACACGTGCTTCACTTGTCATATTAGTATTTCCCTCTTTTATTATAGTGCTGCTAGTTCTTGGTCGATGGAAAAACCATCTTCTTCCTGAAAATCACCGGAAGGATCACCGTAAGGTACAAGATCAATGACCTGCATAGCCATAAAGTCAGCAGTAACACCAGCCTTACCAGCATAAGAATATTCGTAGGGCTGAATCTTTACCTTAACAGTAGAACCATTACCGATAAGACGACTATCCCAAGGCATTTTCTTTGCATCAATTACACTAGGTGCGTCACGCTTGGAACCATCCCTCTTAACTACCTTACGCCTACAAGAGAAAAAATCTCCACGATCATCTCCCTTGTTTTTTACACTAAGACCAATAGACTCAAGCTTCTGCTTAGTCTCTTCGTCAACCGTAACATCAACCTGCCAAACTGGTTCATATGTTGTATTAGGCTCAACAACACTAGCCCAATATGCTTTACCAGAAAGGAGGATTTGATCGTACTTGTTATTAGCCATTTATAACTCCATTTTCAATGTCTCTTGGCTGAGACTGTTTCAAGTAACGAGTGGGATACTACTTTACTACGCAGCCTTTGTCAACACCTTTTTTACACAATCGTCATAGTCCATCAAAACTTTTTGAGGAACTGCAAAACAAGGACGACCGGGGAAATGTTTACCATAATTATCTTCATGAAGCAATACGGAAGAAGGACAAAAACCTTTTACATTAAAGGTATTATCATCTTCTTTTACGACAAGACAATATATATCAATCTTAGATTTAAATGTCTTGGCTCCGCTTTGGATAAGCTTTCCTGTCTTATATCTAGTTGATTTAACATCAATGCTGAGATTATCAAGAATAGCATCACCTAAATCAGTTCCAGTGCTTTTTGCTTTGTTTGTCGTATCAAAGAAAGACTCTGGATATTCGTTTACAAATTTAAAGAAAGCTAACTCTGCTTCAGCACCATCAATATCAATTTGAATTGATGTACGATTCTTATCTTGTATATTATCTATTACACCTTTCTTTCTGTTAGAATCATTCCTAGCAATAGCTATTGTCTTAGCTAATTCTAGTTCATTTTCATTAAGATTTATTAGTGTGTTTCGGACCAGTTCAGGCCGACTTTGTATTCGCTGTCTAGGGGGCATCGAACATTTAACTCCTTCTCTGCAATCTTCATTGCCTCTTGGGTTAGTTTACCAAATCGTTCAGCATGATCTTTATGACAATCAAACTGATATTCATCGTGAATGCTGGCGACTAATTTAGCATCAATCTTATGCTTACGTATTAGTCTGTCGATAATAACAACCCACTGTTTGCAGATGATTGCTCCAGCACCTTGAAGCAGAAGATTCATAGCAGCATGTTGATGCCTTACATGTAACTTTCTACCATCAAGACCCTTAATATATCCTGATGTAGAAATCTTGTCAACAGATTTTCTTAGTTTAGCTAGTGCGGGTAAGCTTTCAAGAAAATTATCTATTAACTTTTGACCATCGCTTGCTGTACCTCCAACAATGCTGCCAATCTTCGATGCGCCAGCACCATAGATAAAAGCATAAATGAATGTCTTAGCTTGGTCACGTGTTTCCAATCCAGCAGCTTTTTGATTAGCTGTGTGAATGTCTCCTTCAACTACTTCCTTCGTGTAGTCTTCGTCACACATGTAATGTGCAAGACACCTTAACTCCAAGGAACTTGCATCACAACCAACAAGAACATTATTAGGAGAAGAAGTGATCCAACAGCTTCTGCATTCCACCCCATAGGGAGAATAAACAGCCGGAATTTGAGCCATGTTTGGACTATGATGGGCCATACGTCCTGAGATAGCCTTGAGAGTAAGTACCTTACCATGAACTTTATTATCCTCCTCAAGAAGTTCTAGCCATGATTTGATCTGTGCTGTACGTTTGTTAATAAGAAGATACTCTGCAATCATCTGTGCTTCAGGAATATCTACTTTCTTTAATGTGCCTTCATCTACAATGGGATGACCAGTAGGTGTGAAGTTCTCTGGCAGCCATCCTTGTTCCATAAGACGTGCAGCAATCTGCTGACGACTTGCAGGATTGAAGATAGTTACTTTATCCTTCAGCCTCTTACCTGTTTTCTCTGAATACCTTTCCTCTGTAACAGGAGGATAACGA